GTTCGGGGCCGGCTGCTCGTTCGGCCTGACCGTCCGCACCACCAAGGGAAAGAAGACCGCCAATGCTCGCCGCAAGTGAATTCGCATCGTCCATCGCCATCGCCGTCCTGCTGCTGGTGAGCGGCGTTGTCGGCGGGTTCTGGTACTGCCGGAAGTCGAAGTGATCAGGCGCTGCTGCTGCGGCGGTGGATCGCAACAGGAGGGAAACTCCGAGTGCGTTCCGCTGTGCGCTGGCACCCACGTCTACAACTTCACCATCGCGCTGTCGCACGAAGGGTGGTCTCGCGGGACTCCGGGAACGGAGAGTGACTTCGAGCAGCCGGCGAGCTGTGCGCCTGGTTGCTGCGGCGGCCGGTACAAGGAAGTCCGCAAGCGTGAAAACGTCGTCGGCAAGTACACGGGACGTGCACATACCGATGGCCTGTTTCCGAGCAGCGATTTGTGTGAGTGCTGCAAAATTGATTCGGTGGACATAGTTACGCCAAGCGGCAGCTGGTCCGCAGACTTCGTCTACACGTACGCCACCAACACCATGGTGCGCAACAACTACGTCGAGGACTTCAACTACACCAACAGTCTTACGGCGAAGTTCTGGACGTGCGTGCTGCACCCTTCAAACGATTATTTCGAATGCCAGTGCGCTGGTCCGGCAGGGTTGTTTGACGTTCTCGAGATCAATGCTGGCGGCATCAATCTCGTCGATTTTGACTACAACGCAGGCGCGGGAAACTGCGGGCTGGACGGAACCAGCACCTATTTCTCGAATCACAACGTTAGGTTGTTCTACGTAAAGCCAGTGCCGTTTGCGTCTTGTCGGACGCTTGCCGGAACGTACCGCCTGGCGTGCGCCCGGTACATCGTGCCATATACGCCGTGGGTCTATTGGGGTGCATTCGGCGCCACGGAGCTTGTCTGTAGTTACCGAAAGTTCGTCAACACGGGCGGCAACTGCTGGATCGAGGAGCTGGGGGACTGCTTCGCCAACGACCCGATCTACTCCTGCGGCCCTGACGCCGGCTTCAACGTCCCCAAGACGGTGGTGGTGACGTGAGGTACGTCGGCATCCAGGACAACCCGCACCTTCCCGAGGACATCCGCCGGGACTTGGCCAGGCTCAGGGAGGCCCAAGGCCAGCCCGGCCTGGGCGACCTCGTCCAGGCGGCTACGACGGCTTCCGGTGTCCAGCCGTGCGGGCGGTGCAAGCGGACGAGGGACGCCCTTAATCGTCTGACGCCGTCATGGGTACGGCGCGGGCTATCGGCGCTTGGTCTTCGGCCGGCGGGTCGCCAGCCGGATCACCACGTACAGCACGACGGCAAACGGCAGGATCGGCAGGCACCAACTCACGGCCAGCAGCCCTAGACCAATTGCAGCACTGATTACTTCCTCCGGATTCTGCATACATCCCGTAGACTACCAGTGTGGCAAGGGTCCCCAAATGGGCCTCCGACCACCGCAAGGACGTGCGTGAGTTCGGGTGCGTGCTGAAAGCTTCCAGCGACCGCTGGGGGGTTGTCACGTACCTTGGCAAGGGGTGGTTCCGCGGCGGGGTCATGCGCTGGCGGCACGGCCCCAGCTTCGAGCGTGCCCAGGAGTGGTGCGACCGGGTGAACGCCGACAGGGCCAAGTGGCGTCGGCAGCAGCAGCTGAGGGAGGGCCGCGACTTTACATAATCCGGCCGGGGTGCCCGACCACGCACCGAATGTGATTGACCCGACACCATAATGTCGATACCTTGTTGGTCGTCAGGCCCAAGGTCCGGAACGCAGAAGGTCTGCTAATCGGCGATATGGGCCTGCGATTCATGGAGGAATTGCAGCATGTCCCGCAGGAAAGATGAGCGCGTGCCGGTGGTGCAGGACTCGCGGGTGCAGGTCGGTCTTGACCGCACCACGAACGACCTCTTGACCGCCCTGGCCAAGTTCGACGGCTCGAGCAAGGTTCACGTCATCCGGCAGCTCGTCCGGGCGGCGGCCCGCACCCATTACGGCAGCCTCGAGAACGCGCTGCTGGAGGTGCGCAGTGCTTGACCTCGTCATCATCCTTGCGACCGTGCTCGGCACCCTGGCGTGGGCCGTGCTCTGCCGCCCCGAACATGAAGCCTGCCGCCCCGTCGACAAGGTCGAGGGGGTGCGCCGTGGCTAATCGGAACGTGGTTTCGGCCCTTCATCGGGTGGGGTGCGATTCAGCGACGAGTGTCGCGGCATCCCATCCCGATGAAAGGGATCTTTCCTACTACAAGACGCTCGGCGCGGCGCTACAGCTCGAGATCAACCGGCTTGAAGTGAAGCAGGCGCTTGCCGCCGAGGTGCTGCGCACCCTGATCGAGCGATACCGCACGATAGTGGCGGACGCCGATGCAGGCCGCATCGTCGAGCAGGACGCCATCAAGCGCCTGGACAACCTCGCGAACGCAGCGTTCCACTCAATCACCAAACTGCTCACTCGCTGAGGGAGGATCGATGCGCATGGCACAGGAACGACGCGAGCGAACGCTCGCGTACGACGCGGCGCGTGCATGGTGTGAGCAGGCGCGGAAAGCGGAGTACGTGTGGGATGTGGACCAGCACTGCTGGTTCATCAGGTCCGCAACCGGCGTGTGGGAGCGCGACCGGTTGGGGCTCGTCCGGAGCGAGATGATTCGTGCTGCCCAGGCGGCTCGACCGGACGACACTGGCAACTGGGCGCGGTACTTCGACATGGTGGCGACGTGCCAGGACGGCGTCACCATCACACGCGACCAGTGGGACACGCACCTCTACGCGTTCGGCGCGCCGAGCGGCGTGTTCGAACTGGTCGAGGGCTGCGCTGTCGAACGCATGCTCGACCTGAAGATCACCAAGCAGGTCGGTGCTTCGCCGGGGGGCTCGAGTGACCTGTGGGATCGGTTCCTGCTCGAGTGCTGCGAGGGCGACGAGGAGGTCGTGTCGTTCCTGCAGCGGTGGGCCGGCTACGCGCTGTCGGGCCTGACCGTCGAGCACGTGATCCTGTTCGTGCACGGCCCCGGCGGCAACGGCAAGAGCGTGTTCGTGGACACCCTGCGCCACGCCTGGGGGGAATACGCCCGGACGATGCCCATGGACGCCCTGATGGAGGCCAAGAACGATCGCCACCCGGCCGAGATCGCCATGCTGGCCGGCGCACGCCTGGCCATCGCCACCGAGACGCAGGAGGGCCGACGGTGGGACGACGCAAAGGTGAAGCAGCTGACGGGCGGCGACCGGATCGTGGCGCGGCACATGCGCCAGGACTGGTTTGAGTTCGACCCGACGTTCAAGCTGCTGGTGGTGGGAAACCATGCCCCGCAGATCGCCACCGTGGACGACGCCATGCGCAGGCGGCTGTGCATGGTGCCGTTCAACAACAAGCCGGCCATGCCCGACCCGACGCTCGGGCAGCGCCTCAAGCAGGAGGCCGGAGGCGTCCTACGTTGGGCCATGGAGGGCTTTGAGGCGTTCAGGCAGGCTGGGGGCCTGAACCCGCCCGAACGCGTCCTGAAGGCAACGCAGGCGTACCTCGACGAGCAGGACACGGTCGGCGCGTGGCTGCAGGACTGCTGCATCGTCGGGGACGGCGGCTGGACCGCCAGCGCCGACCTGTTCAGGAGCTGGGAAGCCTGGTGCCGAGACGCAGGCATCCACGCGAAGAGCATCAAGCGGCTGTCGGGCGACCTGGCACGGCGCGGCATACCGGCTGAGCGGCGCAAGCACGGGCGCGGCTTTGGGAACGTGCGGGTGACGCTTGGTGACGCATTGGTGACGGATCAACGGGATGGGTACTGGCCGTGATTCCAACTAGGAAACGGCGTTTGGTGACGGATGTGACGCATGTGACGCTTTTCCTGAGTTACGCGCACACACGCGCACGCGCACACGCGAGGTCATATGCGGTGACGCGTCACATGCGTCACCAGCGTCACCCAGCCTCTGAGGAGGCAGGAAGGTGAACGATGAAGCACTGGAAATCTCCGTGGCCGCAAAGGGCCTCCGAAGCACGTGGCAAGCGGGCGTCCTATGGCGGCAGCTGGAGCCGCCTAAGCCTGAAGCTGCGGCAGAACAGCCCGCTGTGCCAGCGGTGCGGGATCAACCCAAGCGAGCAGGTGCACCACGTCGTGCCAGTCAGGGCCGATCCAAGGCTCAAGCTGGACCCGAGGAACGTCCTGGTCGTGTGCCGCGCCTGCCACGAGGAGCTGGATCACCCGCGGTAGCACCCCCCGGCAAGGGCCGGGGGGGGGCCAAGAAGGCTAGGGCACCGCGGTGTGGGTCCGTCGAAACGGGACCATCGGTGGGGCCGCCAAGTACAGAGAACGTCGACAGCGGAGAAGCACCTACTTCACCCGGTGAACCACCTGCTGCAGCGTCCGTCGACGTCTCGGATGCGTACGCCCGGGGCGTCGTGGACGGCACCGTCGCCGCGCCGCGCCGGATCCGGGCCGCGTGCCGGCGGTACCTCGCCGAGCGGGCGGACCCCGCCGGCCACGGCGTCGCCTGGGACGCCTCCGAGCTCGAGCGGTTCCTGCAGCGGTGCCGGATGCTCAAGTTCGAGCTGCTGCCCTGGCAGGTGCACGCCGCCACGGTGCTGATGGCCCGCCGGCGGGCGGACGATGGCACCCCTGCCACCCGGTACGCCCTGTGGGTGGTCGCCCGCGGTGCAGGCAAGACGGGCCTCGTCACGGCCCTGCTCGAGTGGATGCTGTGGGAGGGGACCGACCTCGAGGTGTGCTGCGTCGCCACCCAGCAGGACAAGGCGAACATCATCCACGGGCGGATCCAGAAGATGCACCGCGGGGAGGATCGGTGGCGGTTCGTCGGCGGGGGCGGTGCCACCAGCATCGGCCTGATCGAGCACAAGAAGGCGACGCTCAAGGCCATGCCCTGCACGGACAACGCCATGGACGGCATCACGCCCAGGCTGGTGATCGCCGACGAGGCTGCCCGCATGGATGCCGCGATCCTGCGGGCCATGTCCAGCGTCACCAAGACCCGCACGGGGCAGATGCTGTTCATCACGACCCCCGACCGGGACCAAAAGACCCGCGAGCTGTGGCCGTACTGGGAGGCCTGCGAGATCGCCCTCGACCAGGACGAGGCCCTGCCCGAGGGGTGGTGGGCGCTTCTGTGGGGCATGGACCCGACCGACGAGCCCGACTCCGACCTCGCGGTGCACCACGCCAACCCGTCTGCCGGCGTGCTCATCTCCGTCCGGGACATCCGGACCAAGATTCAGAACGCGCTGAAAACGGCCGACCCGAAGGCCCGGGAGGAGACGTGGCTGCAGGAGCTGGCCACGTTCACCGACGACCTCGCCGGTGCGCTGCCCCTCGAGCTGCTGGACCGCATCTCGGTGGATACCGATTGGGAGATGCTGGAGGGGGCACCCGGCGTGGTGGCGGTGGACTTCAGCCAGGGCGGGTTCTTCTCGGGGTCGCAGTGCGACCTCACCAGCATGTGCGTGGCCGTGTGGGACGGCAGCAAGGTGCACACCCGCGGCTACCACTGGTGGGCCGGGGCGGACATGGCGCACGACGAACGGCGGACCCGCCAGCCGCTGGCGCGGTGGGTGCAGGACGGGCACCTGAGCGTGTCCGGGCCGACCATCGACTTCGACGCCGTCGAGGCCCGCCTGGTCGACGTCTGCCGCCGGTACGACGTCAAGGCGTTCGTGGCCGACCCGGTGGGCAAGGCTTCCGCCTGGGCCGCGCAGATGGAACGCAAGCACGGGTGGCGCTGGCACAAGGCACCGCAGACCATCGTGTGGATGGGCGGCGGGTGGGCCATCTGGCAGAACTGGGTGCGCTCCGAGCAACTGCGCTGCAAGCCCGACCCGGTGCTTCGGAGCTGCCTGGCGTCGGCCCGTCTCTACGTGGGGCTCACGGGGCTTGCCATGCCGGTCAAGCAGCGCAGCACCAGCAACATCGACGCAGTCACCGCGCAGGTCATGGCCGCCCGTGTCCTGCACGACCTCGAGATCATGGGCGGCAGCATGTACGAATCCCAGCCGGGATTCTGAGCAGCACACACGGCGAGTACTGATGCCGTCGATACGGCGTCACTTTGTGTCGATGCCGCGTAGTCACGGCGTATGCACCTGCCATTGAATGTGCGCCGGACCATGCGCAGCATGGTGCCGTGTCGATCTGGTCCCAGTTCATGCGCTGGTTTTGGCCCACACAGATGGTGTGGTTCAGTGCCTCCGGCGCACGGCACCTGAATGCGGACCTGCTCGGCGTGCCCGCGATCATGCGGGCGATTTCGCTCATTTCGACGGACTCAGCGAGGCTGGACCTGGTCGTCCACCGTCGCGACGGATCGGTGGTGGCCGATTCGCCCGCGCTGACCCTCCTCGAGGGCGAAACCGCCTCACTGCTCTCGGGATTCGAGCTGCGGCGCTGGCTCGCCTCGTCCGCCCTGACCTACGGAAACGGGTTCCTGTGGATCCGACGCGATACCGGCTCAGGCGAGCCGGTCGCGCTCGACCCGGTGGACCCCACCGTAGTGAGCGTTCGACTTGAGGCCGGCCAAGCCGTCTACGTCGTCCACGACAAGGTCGTCGACGACAGCAACCTGGTGCACGTGCGGGCCTTCCCGGACCCCACGTCGCCCTGGCTCGGCGTCTCGCCGATCACCCAGTGCCGCCGCGTGCTCTCCACGCAGGCCATAATCGACCAGGTCGCTGAGGAGCTGGCGAAGACAGGGTTCGTGGGGAAGCTCGGCATCGAGCACCCCGGCCCGCTGACCGCCAACGCCCGCAATCAGATGCGGGAGAAGTGGCTCGAGCAGCACCACGGCGGCGAGAAGATCGCGTCTCCCGCGTTCTTCGGCGAAGGCATGAAGGCTGCGCAGCTGGCCGCCGACGCGGCAGGCCGGCTGCTCGACGCCAAGCGGCACGGGGTTGAGGACGTGGCGCGTGCCTTCGGCATGCCGCCGCAGCTGCTGTACCAGGGCGAAGGGCGCAGCCAGCCCGAGACGGCGCAGGCGTACGTCACGCACTGCCTTGCACCGTTCGTGGCCGGCATTGACAGGGAACTGACAAGGAAGCTGCTTCCGCCCGGCCAGATGCTGCGCACGGACCTCACCCCGATCACCATCGGCGACTTCCGCACTGCCGGCCGCGCCTACGCGCAGCTCGTCCAGGTGGGAGTGCTCGCGCCCAACGACGCACGCCGCCGCATGGGCCTCGAGCCGTGGCCCGGACTCGACGAGCCGCGCCCGGTGATCTCAGGCGTCGACCCCAATCAGAACAACCAGCAGGACGAGGAGCCCGCCGATGTCGAAGCTTGAGGTCCGCACCGCGGCCATCGGCGGCGTCGAAGGCCGCACCCTCACCGGCTACGCCGCGCTCTACAACACGTGGAGCAAGCCGCTGATGGGCATGAAGGGGGAGTTCCGGGAGCAGATCGCCCCTGGTGCGTTCTCCGGCCAGACGGACAACGTCTCGCTGTTCTACATGCACGACTCGAAGCAGGTGCTCGCGAACACCAAGAGCGGCACGCTGGTGCTCGAGAGCGACGACAAGGGACTGCGTTACACGGCAACGCTCGGGGAGAACACCCGAGACGAGGCGGTGCTTGACCAGGTCCGTCGCGGCCTGCTCACGGAGATGAGCTTCGGCTTCCGCGTCCCGGAAGGCGGAGACAGCTGGAAGGGACGCGACCGCACGCTGAAGCGTGTGGAGCTCAGGGAAGTGAGCGTCGTCGAGGTCGGTGCCTACAGCGGCACCTCCGCCGAGGCGCGACAGGAAACGCAACCAACACCACGGAAGGCACCAACAGTCATGGTCAGCAATCTCACGCTTCGCGAAGTCCGCACCAAGCTCACCGAGCTTGAGCAGCGCAAGTCCGACACCAACCTCTCCGACGACGTCCGCGCCGACATCGTCTGCGAGATCGAGGAGCTGCGCGAGGTGCGCAAGACGCTGCTCGAGCGTGACGCGGGCGTGCAGGTCGCGGCGACCCCGGCGCGGCGCACCGAGGAGCGGCGCGAGGCGGCCGCCGAGTGGCGCTCGTCGCGTGAGTACGAGTCGTCCTGGCGCGGCTGGCTGCGCGGCGGCCCGGCCCCCGAGCAGCGCGAGATCATCTCGACGGCCTCGTCGTCGATCCTGATCCCGAAGCAGACCGAGGAGCAGATCCTCAAGTACATCTCGGCCGAGTCCATCGCCCGCCGGGTGTGCGACTACCGCACCGTCCGCCAGGGCGACGCGACGCTGCGTTGGAACACGCTCGAGTCGACCCAGTACACCAACGCCTGGAGCCCACCGGACACCGGCACGACGGCGGCCACGGACATCGACCCCGGCTTCGCCGAGGTGTCGTTGAAGCCGCTGCCCATCCTGCCCAAGACGCAGGTGTCGGAGCAGCTGATCAAGTCCGCCAACTTCGACGTCGAGGCGGAGGTCATGGACAACCTCATGCGGCAGTTCGCGAAGATGAGCGAGGCCGGCTACATGGCCGGGGTCACGAACGGCCCGAGCAGCGCCATGTTCACCGTCCAGACGGGCACGAACATCACCACCGCGACCTCGGCCAGCACCACGCGTGCTGCTGCCGTGACCGCAGGGGCGACGGTCGAGAAGCTGATGGACATGCGCTACACGCAGCTGCCCGCGGCGTACTGGGGCTCGTCGGCGTGGATCATCGCGAAGGACGTCTACGCGAAGATCGCCGACATCCGTGCCGCGACCTCGGGCAGCAACGTGCCCATCTTCGTGCCGAGCTCGGACGCCGGCCTGACGCAGGGCGCCAGCGGATTCCTGCTCGGCCTGCCGGTGTACGTGACGGACTACCTGCCGACGCACGCTTCGGGCGCGGCAGGAAAGAACGTGCTCGCTCTCTGCGGCAACTTCCGCGAGGCCTACGCCATCCGCGAGTGGGAGGGCATGACCATGCGTCGTGACGACCTCACCGCGGCGAACTCGGCCCGCATCGTGTTCCGCGGCTTCGGCTGGGGCAACGCGGCGTTCACCCGCGCCAAGGCCATGGTGCAGCTGCAGGTCACGAACGCCTGATTCATCCTCCATGCACGGCCAGGGGGTGAGGCTCCACGCGCCTCACCCCCTCGGCCGGGAGCCACCCGATGCCGGTACCACCGACCGTCAGCGACCTTCGCGGCTGGCTCAAGCGGCCACACACGGAGGACGACGCGCAGATCCACCAGGCACTGGTGGCTGTGCTGTCGAAGTGGAAGGCCGCGACGGGCCGCACGGAGCTGCAGCTCACCGAGGAGGAGTACCTCGCCATGCGCATGGAGATCGCGCACGTGGAGTCGTTCCGCGGCGACGACGTCGTCACGCCGCAGTCGCCGCTGTTCGTGGAGACGGTCAGGCGCATGCACAACGGGAACGCGGTGGGGTGACCGATGGCCGGCGCAGGCTATTTCCGCCAGGTGCTGACGGTGCAGAACCCCGTCACGACGGTCGACGCGTACGGACAGGGGTCCGAGGCGTGGGTCACGACGGGCCTGATCCGAGGGCACCTCGAGCAGGTCACCAGTGCCGAGGTGGTTGATGACGGCGGGCCAGCCGTTCGGCAGGAGTTCTCAATCGAGGCAACCTGGGCACCGAACGTCACCTCGCGCAGCCGGCTGGTGTGGAACGACAACGGCACCAGCCGCACGCTGAACCTCCGCAGCTGCCACGACGTCGACTCGCGCCGCAAGCGCCTGCGCATGCAGGCCGTCGAGGTGCGGGCATGAGCGAGATCCGCTACAAGATCGACGACGCCGAGGTGCGCAAGGTGCTGTCCAGCCTGCCGCGCAACGTGGCGCAGCGCGTTCAGAAGAAGGGCATGCGGACGGCACTGCAGCCGGTCAGGAACGACCTTCGGCAGCTGTGGCGCAACGCCCAGTTCCGCGGCAAGACGCCCCACCGCAAGGCCATCGCCAGCGCGACCAAGATCGACGTCCGGCGTCAGGGATCCGGCCCGCGGGCCGTCATCGCCGGCAAGGTCGGCGTGGTCTACGGCCGCAAGGGCGGGGCAGGGGCCAAGGGACGGCAAAAGGTGTGGCACCTGCTCGAGCACGGGTTCCGGCATTTCGGCGGCTCCGGCGGCATCTACCTGGGCCGGTCGGGCGCGGCGCAGGCCGAGGCAGGTAGCCGCCGGACGTTCATCAAGACCGAGCGTGACCGAGTCATGCAGCAGTTCAAGGGCAATTCCTTTGAGGTGCGAAAGCAGCGTGGGCAGGCCATGAAGGCCGTGTTCGCCGCCGCCCGTGAACGGTTCCAGGCGTATGCCGCCGACGCCCAGGAGCGCCGGCTCAGGATCAAGAACGTACGCAGCTCGGGTGCAGGCCGCAACCTGCCGGGCCGCAAGCTCTCGACGACCTACATCCGCCGCAACATGCGCCGGATCCTCACCGCCATATCGCAGCGGACGCTGCTCGAGGCCCGTGCGGCGCTGCGGGGCCAGCCATGAGCTTCCCGGAGATTGTCGCAGCGATCCGCGCCCGCGCCGCCAACGCGACCAGCAAGGTCTACCCGGGCATGCGCGTGGCTGGCAAGACCACGCCGTGCATCGTCTACAACGTCGACCTCGCGGCCACCATGTACCTGCCCGGATCCTTCGGGAAGGCGCATTGGAATGGCACCATGATCGCGACCTGCATCGCGGACACGCTCGACCAGGCGGCCGACCTAGCCCATGAGCTGGCCAAGGCGTTCGCCAACGGCCCACACACGCATACCGGCTGCAAGCTGGTCGCGCACGAAATGTCGTTCTCAACCGGGACCGAGCTGCCGGATGACGGCCAGCAGGACGCCGAGCGCACGGTCACCGTCACGATCAACCTTCAAGCACAGGAAACCTGAACATGCCATACATCATGGGCTACGGCGGCACGGTGTCGCTGAACTTCAACGGCGGCGGCTCCACGACATGGCCGGTGCGGAACATCCAGCTTCAGGTCGAGCGGGCGTCCCTCGACGTAACGCTGGTTTCCGATTGGCGGGAAAAGCGCGTGCCAGGGCGAGTCCGGCGAACGTTGAGCTTCGACTTGCTGGCGCAAGATGCCTCCACCGATGACCCGGTTCGCGAGCACATCTACCCGACATCGCTGGCAAACGCGGTCAATCGTTCGGTCGTGGTCGCGTTCAGCGATCAAGCAGGAAAGGCGTACACGATCACCGGGCACATCACTTCTGCCAGCCGCACCGATGACGGTACTGGGGCGGCGGTGTGGTCCCTCAGCGTGGACGAGGCCTGATGCCGCTGGACGTCTCCCAGTTCATGGCGAAGTCCCGCCGCGTGGTCGATCCGGACCTCGGGCCGATCGTCGTGCGCGAGCCCACCATGGCGGACTACCGCCGGGCGGCGAACGACCCGTGGTGGTGGGCCGCCTGCCTGTCCTGCGAGGACGGCACGCCGCTCCTGGCCGATCCGGCCGACCTGGGCCGGCTGTCCGCCGACGTGTCGACCAGGCTGTGGGAACAGGTGAACGCACCGCACCCTACTCAGCCGCCACCAGGCGGCTGTGGCGAATCGCAAGCCCGGAGCAGCGAGACCTGATGCCCATCGCCCTGGCATCCTCCGAGATGACCACGCTGGAACGCTGCGAGTTCCTGCTCGGGGTGATCGCGTGCTCGCAGACCAACAAGCGCCCGCAGGAGCTGTTCCCGTGGGTGAAGGCCGGCCTCGCCGAGTTCGACCGGGAGGTGCTCCGTGGCGCGTGAAATGAAGGCAGTCATTCGCGCCGAGATGGACCCAAGCGGTGTGGTCAAGGGCGTCGCCCGCGCCCAGGCGGAGCTGCGCAAGCTCAACGCCGCCGCCGCCGCGACCGCCGTCAACACGGGCGTCACGGCAGCCATCACCGCCGCGCAGATCGCCGCCCGCATTGGCAGCCAGGTGGTAAACGCCGCCAGCAATCGCGTGCAGGGCCTGACGCAGATCGCGACTTCCTACAACCTGCAGGCGGCCAACGCCGCGACCCAGGCGCAGATCGCGGACTTCGCCCGAAATAAGCAGCTCGCGGCTGCCCTCGGACCGGACGTCGCCCGCGGCATCGCCGAGCAGACCCGGATCAAGGATGCCGACGCCATGCGGGTGATCCGTGATCCATTGATGGGGCCGGGCTTGGCCAGCTCCATGGCAATCGGAGCCAACAGGGACGCGCTGGTGAACGAGGGACTCGACCAGGCAATCGGCACGGCGGGCCTGTCTGACAACGTCGCCGCCATCCGCAAGATGCTTGATGAGCTCCGGCAGAGCTTCAGGATGCCGTTCTGATGGGCTGGATCCTCACTGGTCCCAAGGCTGAGACGTTCTCGCAGACGCGGGTCATGCCCGGGTCTGAGCACCAGTTCGAGCTGGTGTACGACGTGCAGTGGGTGCCGGACGGCACAAATCCGACGTTCCCGGCAGATGGGAACGACCAGCTCTTCGCCGTCGCGGGCCTGCCGAAGGTGCGCGATCGCGTGCCAGCGGCGTTCCGGAACACGTCCCTGTACATGCGGGCGTACGTCTGCCGGCAGGTGCAGGCGTTCCCGCGCCCGGAAGGTCTGTACCAGTGGGAGGTCCGGTGCACCTTCGGCACCCTGCAGGTCACCGTTGCGGACGAGCAGGCCAAGTACGTCGCCGTCACCCGGCAGAGCGGGGTACGCCAGGCGCAGGTTTGGCGGCTTGCGCCGACCTTCCCGGCCAACGGCAGCGTCACGTGGCCGACGGGCGTCGTCGACGTCGCGGGCACCAAGGTCGACCTCAACGGCAACCCACCGGCATACGAGGTACCGCAGATGACCATCACCATTGAGGTGCTGTGGGACCGGACGGCGGGATCTCCGGTCAACGCCGAGCCTCCAACTTCGACCTGGTCGACCTACGTCGGCAAGCGCAACGACGCGGCCTTCCTCGGCTGCGCTATTGGTTCGCTGGTCTACCGGGGATTCTCGGTGTCCCCGCACCATGAGTGGTACCGCATCCAGCACACGTTCCTGTGGGACGAGTGGTTCCACCTCGAGCAGGTGCCCGGGCCGATCCCAACCGGGGCACCCGCATGCACGACGGGCGTCACCGTGGCCGGCCTGGTCGTCCTGCAGGCCGACAAGGTCGTGTGGTTTCAGAAGTACCAGACGCTTGCCAACTACAACAACATCGTCAGCGCCCTCGAGCTCGCGGAGCTCACGGCACCCAAGCCGACCGCCGTATGAGCTGGCAACGCCCCATCTTCGGACGCGGGATCCCCGGTGCCAACCGCGCCGTCGTGAACACGTGGATGCGCGGCGCGTCGTCCGCCCTGGACAACGCCGACGTGATGCGGTGGGGCAGGGCGCAGATGGCCGCAGGGAACGTGGTGTCGCTTGGGCTGTGCAAGGTGAAGTCCGCATTCCTCATCAGCCCCAACCGGTGGTCGTACACCGTCGAGCACTGGTTCCCGCCGCCGCTGACCGGCTCGGGCATTACGCCGCCGTCCGACCTCACGTTCAGCTACTCCAACGTGCAGAACCTGCGCGAGTACCACAACACCGCGACGCGGGTGGACGGCATGGACATCACCAACCCGCCGGTCATCGTGGCCCCGGTCGGCAGCGTGTGGAACGGCACCGGCTTCGGCCCCGTCGAGGGCGAGCTCAAGGCCAAGGTCAACGTCTACGTGGTCTACGCGACGGATGGTTCCGCGTGGCCGTACTTCGATCGCCCCAACCCGGTCGCCTGCGACACGGTGGAGTCATAGCCCCATGCCAAACGCAAGAATCGAAACCGACATCGTTGGCCTGGTCGTGGTGCCTGGCTGCAGCCGCACCCTCACCGTCAACGTCGTGAACCCCAATGGGACCAAGTTCGACCTTACCGGCTACGCGGTCAAGGCCAAGGTCGAGGTCGGCACCGTCGAGACGACGATTACGGGGACGATCACCAGCGCCATCGACGGCACCTCCACGGTCGAGATCCTGGCGGCGACCACCACGGCTTGGCCCGCCGCGACCAACGGGGTGGTCACGTTGTACGCCGATCCGTCCGCGGGCAGCGAGAACGTGCACATCGCCACTGTCCTGTTCCGTACCTCCGCGGAGGTGGTCCCGTGATTCGGTCGTTTCTGAGGAAAGGTGCAGTTTCCAAGGAAGCCGCCTGCCTCGCCACCGGCGCCCCCAACCAGCCGGGCGGCCTGACCGCGACCGGCGGCGTCGGCACGATCTCGCTCTCCTGGACGGCCGACGCGACCGCCGCGCCCAACCAGGCGACCTATTACGAGGTGGAGCGGAGCATCGACGGCCTCGGGTCGTGGAGCGTGATCGCGACCAACCTTGGCACCAACAGCTACACCGACACGGTGGCGGCCAGCACGACCCGGCACTACCGGGTGACGGCGTACAACTGCGACAGCGGAAGCCTCGCGAGCACCTCTGCGTCCGCGAAGACCGCGCCCGCCGCGCCGAGCTCGCTGACCGCGACGGCGACCAGCAGCACGCAGATCAACCTCGCGTGGACGGACAACTCCTCCGACGAGACGGGCTTCATCATCCAGCAGCGCAGCCCGTCGGGCTCGGGGTCGTGGAGCACGATCCACACGACCGGCGCGGGTGCGACGAGCTACTCGGTGACTTCGTTGTCTGCGTCCACGAACTACGGCTTCCGCGTCGCGGCGACACGCACCTCGCCCAGCGGGACGAGCGACTACACCGCCGAGGCGTCCGCGACCACGCAGGCAGCCGCCAGCACATATTCAGTCGCCACCCTCGTTGTCGCAGGCGGCGGCGGCGGCGGGCGCGGCGGCGGTGGCGGTGGCGGCGTTCGCTATCAGAGCAGTCTGTCCCTCACCGTTGGTCAGAATTACTCCGTAACGATTGGCGCCGGTGGCGCAACTAATCAGCAAGGAAACACAAGTTCATTCTCTACCGTCAGCTGCACTGGCGGCGGATATGGTGGAAATGCAGTCCAAACCGGCGGAAACGGCGGCTCGGGCGGTGGTGGTGGTAGCGGGAACTACACGACGCAGAATGGCGGAAACGGGACTACTGGAGAGGGTTACGCAGGCGGTGGCACTAATGGATTCAATGCAGGAAATTTCTGTTCCGGTGGTGGTGGAGGTGCAGGACAAGTTGGACAAAACGTGCAATCCAATTCGGTCGCGGGCAATGGTGGCGATGGTCTGCAAAGCAGCATCTCCGGATCCGCAAAGTATTACGGAGGGGGTGGTGGTGGTTCGACCGGTAACGCCGGCACTTGCGGCACAGGTGGACAAGGCGGCGGCGGGGCCGGAGTAAGCGCTGGCGGCGCCGGAAACGCGGGCACAGCAAACACGGGTGGTGGCGCTGGTGGCCGCGGATACGACGGTTACTTGACTCCCGGCGGCTCGGGCGTGGTGATCCTCCGCATGGCGACCGCGAACTACTCCGGTACGACCACGGGCAGCCCGACCGTCACGACGAGCGGCTCGGACACGATCCTTACCTTCAACGCATCCGGCTCTTACACGGCGTAACCACATGGCACACGCAGCAGAACTAGATCACTTAGACCGCGTCATCCGCGTCATCGTGGTCAGCAACGACCTCGAACCGAACGTCGAGCAGTGGTGCTCCGACACCTACGGCGGCTACTGGAAGCAGACCTCCTACAACGGGAACTTCCGGAAGAATTTCGCGGGCATTTCCTACACCTACAACGCCGACCTCGACGCGTTCATCCCGCCCAAGCCGTACCCGTCGTGGGTGCTCAACGAAGACACCTGCCAATGGCAGGCACCCGTCCCGATGCCGCAGGACGGCGAGCTGTACGAGTGGGACGAGGCCGCAGGCGAGTGGGTGGTGGTGGACGCGGCATGAAGGCCGCCGCCGCCATCCTCGCGCTGACGCTCGGCGGCTGCGTGTCGCACACGGCCGCCATCGGTGAGGCAGCTTCGGACGTTCGCACCGATGTAGCCGTCGCCAAGGAGCACCTCGGCGAAGCCCGCGCCGCCCTGGACCGGATCGACGTTCACGCGGCCACCGTGCACAACCACCTCGGCCACGTTTCGGACGACGAGAATCCGTTCGTGGAGGCCT